TACACATACGGGGTCTAGCGTGTGGTGTCGATCATACTATAGACCAGGTACGCGAGAAGCTACCCATAACCCATTAGAGGGACTTAACATCACAAGCGGGGTAGTATTCATAGATGAATGTCAGACGCTCACAGCTGAGGTAGCATATAAAGCCTTAGGCCGCCTGCGTAGCGGGCCTAGTCCTATCATGGTTTTAGTAGGCTTGCCCGTGATAGATGCCTGGTGGTGTAAGCTAGCTGAGCAAGCTAATTGCACACCCTTGCTCTATACATCTTACGTAAATCAAGATAATCTATCAGATGAGTGGTTTAAGGCCACTGAGCTTTTACCTAATGATGAGCGTGAGGCCATGGTGCTAAATAAACCTAAGCCGCCTAGTGGGCTAGTGTATTCTGAGTTTAACCCAGATAGGCATGTGATAGATAACTTTAAGTATAGCCCATCCATGGGCGGGCGTATCGCTATAGACTGGGGCTTTAGGAAGCCTAGCGTACTAGTTATAGTCTATGATGAGGTTAGAGAAGCATCTATAGTAGTACATGAGATTAACCCGCAGGAGGTCACTATAGAGCAACTAAGTACAATGATATTACAAGTGGCATGGCCGCGGTCTATGCAAGCATCTGCACCTGGTAAAAGAATATGGATAGATACAGGCGTGGCAGATAAAGCGGGGCGTGCTAGGTCAGACCATACAGGGCTTAGTGCTTTTAGACTTATACGTAAAACGCCTAGCGAGGGTGGCATAGGCTTGCCACTACGCTCTACCACTGACCCTGTAAGGATAGACATATTAAACGGGGTGCAAAGATTAAAGCGGGCATTCAATAGTAATAAGTATCTTATCACTCGTGAAGTGTGGGAACGGGGGGAGCGGGCCACGGGCAATAGCTTAAGGAAAGCATTATTAAGCTACGCATGGGATACTAAAGAGCAACCTAAAAAGGATGGGCGTGAGGATCCTTTAGACGCTCTGCGGTATGATTGCATATTCCATCACTGGACAGAATCACACCGCAGCTACACACCACGGGCTAAGCGTATTAACAAAGATGTTAAGGTAGGCTCAGCTAAGACTAGAGGCTTTTAAAATGACTAATGAGATACTAAAACTATATGAAAATAAGTTCATGCTTAAGCAAGCTATGCGACTTACTAAGGACATAGATAAAGCACATGACTTAGTACAAGACACACTAATTAAGATTATAGATAATGCTGATAAGTACACAGCTAGCAAGGGCACCCCCGCTGGCTTTGTAACTGTAGTCATGCGGCGTATACATTTAAATAATGTGCGTCATGTTGGCATAGTTACTAGAGCGTTAGAGACATATGCGGCTAGACAAGATGAGCCCATTCATGATGCTACTCAGTATGTATATTGTAGGCAGCTCATAGCCCGCAGTAAATATAAAGAGATACTTAAGTTTAAAGCTTTAGGATATACCGCCCAAGATATAAGTAAAATTATAGGCATGAATCATAATACTATATTCTCGCACACTAGGGTAATGCGTGAGGAGCTGGCTAAAATATGAATATTAACACAGCTAACACTATCACAGAGCTAGCACGCAAGATGCTAGTAGACGCTAAAGATAATTTTACTCAAGAGGAATACATAGACAGTGTTAAGCTGTTTTGTGACATAGTGAGTAATTTATTACCCCCTAATATTGACAAACCTTTAGAGGATAGTAATAATAGTCTTAAATAGAGTGGGTAAAAAGTAACCCACGTTTAAGGGTTACTATGAATAATAGAAATACTAAACACTTAAAAGCACGCTATCCAAATTTTAGAACCTACGGAATCACGGGCACACAGCTAAGCGGCGGCAGTATTTCAGGCTATGAGAATAATACACGGTTAACGGGACTTAATTGGGTTAATGAAGCAGAAGAGATGCTTAGAACTGACCCCGTAGTTAGAAGATCATGGCATATGTTACGCCAGACCTTACTAAGTGCTACATGGCGTTTTGAGCCTGGCATAGAACGTGATCCTATGGCAGAGGAGCTAGCCCGCTACGCTAATGAGGCGTGGGGCTTTGATGGCTACGCGGGCCAGATGTCTATGTCATGGGAAGAGCAACTGACTTATTTATTTGAATATGTACCACTAGGCTATAGATATGCTGAGGAAGTTTATAAAGTGGGGCTTGATAGTGAGGGCCGTACAAAGATATGGCTAGACTATTATGCGGACCGTGAACCCTCAGCACATAACGAGTGGCTTAGTAGAGATGGGCAGCATTTAGACGGGGTGCTTCAAAATACGGTAGGCATCACTAAGATACCTAAGCCCATACCAGCTAATAAGCTACTACTTCTCACGCTTAATAAGACGGGCTCTAATTTTGAGGGCGTAGGAATGTTACGCCCTGTATGGTGGTGGTGGCGTACTAAGCAACGTGTAAGCAATATGATGTGCGTGGGCTTAGACAGATGGGCTATCCCTACACCCAAAGTAACTGTAGATAGATCAGTAGCAGAGCTACAAGGGCTTAATGATTCTGATATAGACGCCATGGTAAATGATGCGGAGGCACAGGCTCAAGCATTCTTAGCCGCTGAGCAAGCATATTTAATAGAGAATGCCGCCGTTAAGTTTGATAGCTATAGCACTACCCCTTATCTATATTCTCAGGGCCCGCTAGATATTATTAAAGAGTGTGATAATCAAATTAGTCAAGCATTCTTAGCACAGTTTGCTAACCTAGGTATAACAGATACAGGCTCACGCTCAGTGGGTGAAGTTCACTTATCCATGTTTAGGCGTGCCGCTATTAACTTATGTGACATAGTAGCTAGTAGAGTAAGTGGCGTAGATAGAAGCGGGGCGGGCACCATAGGCCGCTTGATTAAGTTTAACTATGGTGCGGTAGAAGCTAGCAAGTTACCCCGCTTAGTGCACACGGGGCTAGATACGGATGATTTGGCAGAGTCGTTAGGCATGCTAGGGCCGCTGGTTCAGTATGGATTATTAACACCAGATGATGAACTAGAGCGAGCTATACGTGAAAGATTAGGAGCGGGTGACTTACCAGAGGATGCCCAAAGATCAGCACTAGAAAGAACTGCCACAGCTAACGCCACAGGCGGGGGTGCGGCTTTACTCGCTGAGCAGCTTATTAGGAGGCGGCGTAATGGTTAAGCGTACACAGGCACAGACGCCCGCACCGCCTAAAGATAGAATTAAGGGCAGCACTAAAAACCCAGAGGGTAGTGCTAGTGGCTCACGTGGTGATATTAAAATATCAGAATCCACAGAGAAAGCCTTGGTTAATCTACGCAATAAGCATAACGATAAGTATAAGTCACCTAAAAAGCGTGTAGACATGGGCAAGCTTAAGGCAGTCTATAGACGTGGGGCGGGGGCTTATAGTGTATCTCATAGGCCTAATGTTACAAGCCGTGAGCAATGGGCACTAGCCCGCGTTAAAGCATTCCTAAAACTTGTGGGCACAGGTGAGAGAAAAAAAGCCTATACAGGTGATTTAGATTTATTACCCGCTGGCCATCCTCAAAAGTCAGACGCTAAGACAGAGGCCACGGCATTAGCTATGCCTCAAAAGTATTCACATATAAACTTCACCCCTCCCAAGGGAGCCCAAGAGGCGGCGGCTAGAGCTCTAAAGAAAAGAGCAGAAAAGCCCCCCTCTCAACGTGGCATGACCTCGGTAGGCTTAGCGCGGGCACGTGACTTAGCTAACGGTCGTGAGCTATCCCCTAATACAGTGCGTAGAATGCTTGCATACTTCACCCGCCATGAGGTGGATAAACAAGGTAGCACTTGGGATGAGTATGGCAAAGGCCGCCAAGCGTGGGATGGCTGGGGCGGTGATGCGGGCTATTCTTTTGCTAAGAAAGTAGTTAAACAAATGAACGCAGCGGATAATAAAACGCAATCCCTTAGAGCGTATGGTGAAGCTATTCTTTTAAGTGATAGCTCATCTTATGACGTGCCAGAGGGGTTAACCGTAGGCAAGCCATTTAAGACATTATCATTGGGTCAAGTATCAAGTAGACTTAGTGGTGATAAGGTAGGCAAGCCCATAGATCAAGATTTACTAACAGAGCTAGTGCGGGTATTTAATGAGCATAAAGCAGAGTCACCTGTAATCATAGACTGGCAGCATGCTACTAGCCCATTTCAAGGGGGCACACCCGCCCCGCCTGAGAGTGGGAATGCACTAGGCATGATAGTAGATTTAGAAATTAAAGAAGATGGCCTTTATGCTGTGCCTGCTTACAATGAGCGTGGCTTAGAGGTTGTTAAAAATGCGGGCGGCGTACTGTGGTCAAGCCCTGAGTATATCCACGGCGACATATTCAGCAGGGGAGATGGCAGTAAACTAGGTGAGGCTCAGCTTTTAGCTATTACGCTTACACCCCGCCCCGCACAGTCACATAACACTATTGATCGTATTACATTAAGTGAGGAGCTAAATATGGATGATCAAGTAAAAGAGCTCATGGCTAAGCTAGAGGCTAAGGATGCCCTAGTTAAGCAACTTGAGGCACAGCTCGCAGATATGAAAGCTGAGAATGAATCTAAGCTTATGGCTGAGGATGAGAAAAAAGAAGAGCTTAAAGAGCATTATGATGATGATAAGTCTAAGATGGCTGAGCATGATGATAATGAGAAAAAATCAGAGGATGAGGATGAGGATGAGGACAAAGTTAAAAAAATGTCTGAATCATTCAATACATCTAATGTAGCTCTACTTAATGAAGTGCAAGCACTTAAAGAGCAGCTTAACACTGTAGTTAAAGAGAATAACGCTATTAAGTGTGATAAAGCCGTTAATCAACTTCTTAGTGAGGGCAAGATTACACCCGCGGAGCGTAAGTTTGCTGTGGATGCGTGGCACATGAAAGAACTACAGCCTACATTCTGGCAGATGTTTAGCGAACGCCCCAGCGGTCAAGCTGTACCACTACAAGAAGTGGGCCATGGTGCAAGCGGTCAAGAGATCTCTAAAGCTACTTTAAGTGAGAAGATCAAGACTTTAGCTACTGAGAAACAAATCACATTTAGTGAAGCTTTAAACATTGTGCGTGATCAGGATCCTGTATCTTATCGCAAGGCTTATGGAGTTTAATAATGAATAATCAAGTACATTCTTTTATCTGTGCTAGTGCTGTGACTGAGTTCTCACTAGTAAGTATTGATAGCAACGGCAAGGTAGCCATTACCACTGCGGCTACTGATATTGCATGCGTAGGCGTGGCACAGCGTGCGGCCTCTGCGGGTGAAGCTGTGGACGTAGTAACAAGCGGTGAAACTAAAGTAATTGCGGGTGAAGCTATCGCAGACTTTAGCGCTACCCCACGCTTAGCGGCTACCACAGCGGGTAAAGTTCAAAAAGCAGAGGCGGCAGATAGTGGATTTTTCCCCACGTGCTTTGTGCTTCCTAACGTCAATCAAGCAAGCGCGGCGGCTAATGATCAGATTCTTGTAGAATTTAGACGCCCATGCACACCATTAGCATAAGGAGTAGGATAAATGGCAAGTTCATATAGCAACATCCATCCAGTAGACGAGATCTTAACAAGCCTAGTAAGTGAAGTAATCCCTAGTGATTCCCAGCTTATCGCGGGTCAAGTATTTGAGAATGTAAAAGTACCCGAGCGTAGCGGCACATTCTTACTAGAAAACACACGTAACTTTATGGGCTCACCAGAGTTAGACTTAGAGCGTGCACCTGGTGCGGGCCGTGCTAATATTGGCTCATTTGATAGAACGTCTTTAACTTTCAAAGCTAAAATCTATAGTGCTCAAGATAGTATCGCTATGGAAGATATTATTGATAGTCAATACCCTGGCAGCGAGGAGCAACGCATCGCACGTAAAGTAAGACGTACTATGATGCTAGCTAAGGAGAAACGTGCGGCTGATCTATTATTTGATACCGCATCATTTAGTAATGACACATGTACTAATGTAATGGGCGGTCAAGTTGACGCAGCGGGCACGGATGCACTTACAGGCTTAGATAAGCTTAAAGACTTAGTATTTGCGGCAGCTCATGGCATTAACCCAGATACTATTGTTTTAGGCCGTGGTGTGGCACGTGCTTTAGCTCGTAACCCTGAGTTTAGATCTTACTTATCAGTGGGTGACTTTACAGGCGCGGGCGTAGGTATTGCTAGCGGCGGTAGCTTAGTGCTTAATGATAGTGCAGTACAAGCAATCATTAGAGATGTTTTAAACATTCCTAATGTCTATGTAGGTCAAGCACGCCGTGAGACTGCGGTCCCTGGTGCGACATCTTCAGAGGCTCAGATTTGGAATGATGCTTATATATTCTGTGGTATCCTTAAGGGTAGTGATGCTATCGTACAAAAAAGCGGTAATGTTAAAGGCATGCCAGTAGCGGCCCTTAACTTTGACTTTGGCAATATGGTAGCGGGTCAGTATGACTCACTAGATGCTACCCGCCGCTATGTCTACGCAGAGGAAGTACAGCAGTTTAAAGCCATTGACTCTACACTTGGCTATATCTTAACTGCTTGCATTTAATGTAGTGAGTAACCATGTGTGATAGTGCAACCCCCACATTATTAAGTGAAGTTGACGCAGATAAG